CTGCACCTAGATTACTAGACCAAAACAAACAGGAAGTTAATCTTGCTGTAGGTAATGGCTCTAAGATTAGAGTACAGTACAATGAATACGATTGGGAATATGCAGGTAAGGCAGGGAAAGGTCTCGACTTACAAGCTGTTCAGATTGTAGACTTGGTAGAGTATAAATCATCTGATGGCTCTGAGTTTTTTGACGATGACGAGGAATTTTAATATGATTATTACTATTAAAAATGATGACGGTGAATCAGTCTATGATGTTTCAAAGATTGAAGATGAGCAGAAAAGAGCAGGTGCTAACGTATCTATCAGTAAGATAGGTACTTTGAATGTGTTGGTCGAAGCTTTGAACTATGCTTCACAAGGTCATCAAAATAATCTTGAGGCTGTGCTAAAGGAAAGTCCTGAAGCAGTAGTTGAACAAGATGATGAAGAAGAAACTTCCACTGAAGAGGAATCTTTAAACGAGGTATCTTAATATAACTTGGCTAGGTGTAAAAGCCTAGCCACATTTCTAATGGAGATAGAATGCAACAAGAAAGAACTCAATTTATTAAACACAAATTACCCTGCCCTAAATGTAGTAGCAGTGATGCTGTATCTCTCAATGAGAATGGCTCTGCTAAATGCTTTAGTTGTAATACATTCTTTACAGACTATGAGAATGAATCAACAGGAAAGGTAATTGAAATGACGAGTAAACCCAAACCCGACAACACATTTCTTACATCATACACTGGTGCTTATGGTGCTTTAACTGACAGAGGTATCTCTGAAAATACAGCAACCAAGTTCGGTGTTAAGATAGTCAAGGATAGAAACAATAATGTTGCCCAACATATTTACCCATACTTTAATGGTAATGAAGTTGTTGGTACTAAGACAAGGTTTGTATCTAACAAAGGCTTCACATGTAATGGAACATTCGAGGACACAGGTTTATTCGGAGAGCAACTGTGTGGAAACACAGGTGGTAAGTACCTAACTATTACTGAAGGAGAGTGTGATGCTATGGCAGTACATGAACTCTTCCAAGGTAAGTGGTCGGTAGTATCTTTAAAGCGTGGAGCTTCGGCTGCTGTTAGAGATATACGAGAGAGCATTGAATTTGTAGAATCATTTGATAATGTAGTTCTATGTTTTGATAATGACAAGGCAGGTAAAGATGCAGCTAAAGCTGTAGCTAAAATACTTAAGCCTAACAAAACTAGAATCATGTCATTCCCAAATGGATTCAAAGATGCAAACGAAATGCTTAAACAGAAGAAGTTCCAAGAGTTTACCCAAGCTTGGTGGAACTCTAAAACATACACTCCTTCAGGTATCATGGAGCTATCATCTCAAAAGAATGATTGGCTACATAGAGAAGAGAAAGAGAGTATTGCATATCCTTGGGAGGGACTGAACAAGAAACTCTATGGTATGCGTAAAGGAGAACTGGTAACACTTACAGGTGGTACAGGTCTCGGTAAGTCTAGTGTAACAAGAGAACTAGAACACTGGCTTATTAAGAATACAGAAGACAATGTAGGTATCGTAGCACTTGAAGAGAACTGGCTAAGAACTGCTGATGGTATTTTATCTATCGAAGCTAACGACAGGATATACTTATCAGAGAAGCGTAAGAATTATACAGACGATGACCTTATGAGTTTGTTTGATAAGACTATACCTGAAGGTAGAGTGTTTATCCATTCTCATTTAGGTGCTACTGACATTGATGATATCTTTGCCAAGCTTAGATATATTATTGTAGGATGTGAATGTAAATGGGTCGTGGTTGACCACTTACATATGCTTGTCAATGTTCTTCATGAAGGTGATGAAAGACGTGGTATTGATATGCTAATGAATAGATTACGTAGTCTTGTTGAAGAGACTGGTGTAGGTATGATATTAGTATCTCACTTACGTAGAGCAGCAGGTGATAAAGGACATGAGCAAGGTATCGAAGTATCATTGTCCCACCTTAAAGGCTCACAAGGTATAGCACAGCTATCGGATTGTGTAATTGCACTGGAAAGAAATCAACAGGCAACTAATCCGGAAGAAGCTAACACCACAAAAGTAAGGGTACTAAAGTCTAGATATACAGGGGACACAGGATTAGCTTGTGGTCTCCGATATAATTCTGATACAGGTAGACTGTTTGAAGTATCAGAGGAGGAAACATTTGACAATGAACAATTCTAAAATAATATTTGACATAGAAGCTGATGGGTTAAATCCTAATAATGTATGGTGTATTGTAGCCAAAGAACTAAATGGCACCTCACATACATTTGATAACACACAGATAAAAGAAGGTATCAAATTCTTACAAGAAGCTGACACACTCATAGGTCATAACATTATAGGTTATGATATACCTGTACTAGAAAAACTTTATGGTGCTAAGTTTAATTGTAAGATAGAAGATACACTTGTTATGTCAAGACTATTCAATCCTGTTCGTGAGAACGGACATAGTTTGAAAGCTTGGGGTTGGCGTGTTGGTTGTTTAAAACAAGAACAACCTGAAGACTTTGATTCCTATACTCCTGAAATGTTAGAGTATTGTATTCAAGATGTTAAACTAAATGAAGCTGTGTATAATTACCTTATTAATGAGGGTAAAATATTTAGTAAAGAATGTATAGATTTAGAACATCGTGTAGCTAAGATAATGAAAGAGCAAGAGAAGACTGGTTTCTTTTTTAATACTCAACAAGCTATGGAACTTCTTGCTGAACTAAAAGCAAAGCAACTTGCTGTTGAAGATGAAGTACATAATACTTTCAAACCTAAGTTAGTTGATGACAAGTTAGTTACGCCTTATGTAAGAAAAGACGGTGAGTTATCTAAACGTGGATTGACTGATGAAGAATATCATAACTGTATTAAAACTCAAAGTGTTGAACCTTTCATGAGGCAGAAGCTAGTTGATTTTAATCTTGGTAGTCGTAAACAAATTGGAGAATATCTAATTGATTTTGGTTGGGTTCCTAAAAAGTTTACACCAACAGGACAGCCTATTGTAGATGAAGGTACTCTCAAAAAGATTGAACACATCAGAGAAGCTAAGTTGATTGCAGACTTCTTACTATATCAAAAGCGTATAGCACAAGTCACATCTTGGATAGATGAACTTAAAAATGATAGAGTTCATGGCAGTGTAATACCTAACGGTACTATCACAGGTAGAATGACACATAGAAATCCTAACATGGCACAAGTACCTAATGCAGGTAGTCCATATGGTAAAGAGTGTCGTTCATGTTGGACCATCCCTAATGGATACAAACTTGTAGGTATAGATGCTAGTGGATTAGAACTTAGAATGTTAGCACATTACATGGATGACTCTGATTATATTGAAGAAGTTATCAACGGTGATATACATACGACTAATCAAAACCTTGCAGGTCTAAAGACTAGAGACCAAGCCAAAACATTTATATATGCTTTAGTATATGGTGCAGGTGATGCTAAGATAGGTTCAGTTGCAGGTGGTGGATTAAAGAAAGGTAAAGAACTGAAACAAACTTTCTTCAAGAACTTACCATCACTTAGAACTTTAAAAGATAAAGTACAGAAAGCTTCTGAACGAGGATTCCTCAAAGGATTAGATGGTCGTAAAATATATGTACGTAGCCAACATGCTGCACTTAATACTTTATTACAAGGTGGTGGTGCTATAGTTATGAAAAAAGCTATGTGTATATTACAAGAACTTATAAACTTAAATTCTCTTGATGCTAAGTTTGTAGCTAACATTCATGACGAATGGCAGATACAAGTAAAAGAATCTCAAGCTGAATTTGTAGGACAACTAGGAGTTGAAGCTATTGAGAAAGCAAGTCAACACTTTAACATGCGTTGTCCTTTAACAGGAGAATATAAAATAGGAGAGAATTGGTATGAAACACACTAAAGAACATTCAACAAATAGAAAGGGAGACCTTGCAGAATTTTATGCAGTCACTTGGTTATGGGATAATGGATATGAAGTATTTAAAAACTGTGGGTGTGATGGGTTTATAGACTTAGTAGCTCGAGACCCTAAAGGAAATATAACATTAATAGATGTTAAGACTGCTAGAAGAGATTACAGAACTGAAGATTCTTATACATCAAGAACAACAAGAACTAAAAAACAAATAAAAGCAGA